CAACATAATCGTAAATGCTAATATCATCCTTTTCATCATCGTCAGCATATTTCATGGCTTCATCATACTTCTCTATCTGTGTAGAAATAGTATTCGCAAGTTCAAAATCCATGTTCTGAGAACGTGCATATAATTTGAAAGCACTCTTTTTCTTACACGTTCCAAAAGCAATCATAGGATAAGCATGATTCTTACCCAAGATTTCTTCCTGCGCCTCTGCTGCGATTTCTGGTGTACCCCAATTCAAATCAATATCAGGCAGCGATTTTGTTTCAAGAATACGGCTTTTACTGATAAATCGTTCCGGGTACAACTTGATAGGACTTTGGAAACGGTCAACCTTAGAGAATCCAAGGAGAGTATTAGTAAAATAGCCAACTGAACTACCACGGCCTGAATTTGTCAGAACGCCGCCTTTTTCAATGGCACGTTTTACCATGTAATAGTCGATTAGAAAGTAATCCGACATATTGGTGTCTTTGATTACTTGAACTTCTGTTTTTACTCCCTCAAAATACTCATCATATTGTTCTGGAGGAACATCATTGACATATTCCTTAAATAGCCGTGTGATCAGCTTACTATATTCCTTATTGCGTTCCTCCTGCGTTAATTTAGGAAGTAACACACCATCAATGACGTGTTCTCCATCATACAAAGTAGGTAGCTTAATATCTTTGGAGAAAATCGGGTTTGGCGATCCATCTGGCAAAATGTCGTAATCGTCAAATTTCAGCAGAAGGTCGGTATTATCCATTGCTCTTTGAATTTGCTTTTTGGTAAATACATTCTGCTCCAAAAAGCGATTCATAGTAGTATCATCGTCAGGATAATCCATATACCAACCATCTTCATCTTCGTATCTGGTTGGATTTGTCGCAAGCATATAATTACGCTCTGCCTCTTGTTCTGGATAGATGAAATGGCTGTCCATACCAACAATCATTTCAATACCATATTTTTCAGACAATGCCAAAATACGCTTATTAAGATTGATTTGTGCTTCTGTCTTATGATACTGAATTTCAAACATAAAGTTGTCTTTAAAATGTTCATGAAGTTTGACAACAATATCTTCAATATCATCGTAATGCCAGAAAGCTATACAAGCTGTGGTGACAAAAACATCATTTGCTGGAAGGCTCAACAACAATTCGGTATCAAGACGAGGACGAAAATAATATCCATCTTCACTTGCTGTAGATAAAACAGAATTAATTGCTCTACGCCCATTTTCGTTCTTGGCAAGTAAAACAATATGAGAGTTTGTGCGATCCTTTTCGTGCCTATCCTTGACCCAATATGCTTCGCATCCAAAAATAAATTTCAGATCATATTTCTTAGAGAGTTCATATGTTTCAAAATAGTATCCCTGAAAACCGTGTTCCACACTGGAAATTACTTTGTGACCAAGTTCAACGGCACGTTTTGCATAATCTTCATTTACAGCAGCCGAGTCCTTAAATCCCCAAATATTACTATATGATGTATGACGGTGATAATTTTGCATTTACTCACCCCTATCTTCATCTTTGTTTAATTTTTCTTTTTCTTTCTTTCAGTATCAACACTCCAAAATTCTACAGAAAACTCTACACTATCAGCAGTTGGTTCTTTATCAAGTTCAAGCCCTACAAATTTATAGGTAGAATCTTTATAAAATTCTGATGCAATTTTCTTGAATTTGTCATATGCGTTTTGTCCATTAATATGACAGTTCAACTTAATTTTATCATGTTGCATATAATCAACCTTTCATAAACTCAGAAGCCATTTTCCTAACAATAATTTCGGCGGTATTTTCATTATGTTCTGCATCTTTCCAAGACTTACCTTCTATAATTGCAAGAGCCTCGGCCCAGCTTAGTCCACCTCTTTGTGCTAACTGACTAAGAGACTGACCATGATTTTCCCATGCTTGCCCTTCATGGATCATCAGCAATCCACGGGGAATATACTGCTGCGGTCTACTACCAAGAATAGGATATGGGTCATATCGTCCAATTTTTTTATCCATATCAGCTTGATTAATCAAATCTTCTAAGTTTTCATCGGAAATTGCTGGTGTTCTATCCCATAACGGAATACGTTTTACTTCCTTGAGGAAATCAATAATAGTCATGTAAGCAACTCCCTCATACTAAAACAAATCAGCATCCTCGTCTGCGTCCTTTTTACGCAACTCCCATTGATCATTGAATCGCTTTAGATGAACACAGGTATTTCGGAAATTACAAAGATTATTACAGAAGAAAGTATCCTCTGCTTCTTTGCCTGTCTTGCTGAGTTTTGTGAACGACCTTGGAGGCCACTGACTTGAATCATCCTTATCCAAAGACTCAAATAAATCGGCAGTTCTATTTACATAATCCAGAGTCTCTTTCTTGAGTTCATCAGTAATCTCATACTGGCGAACATACGGCTTAATAATATACTTAGACCTAACTTCCTCCGGCAGAGAATCCAGAGAGTTTTCATCCAAGGCTTTCTTGAGCATGATTTCAATGTCAATCTCATCATAGCCAAGTTCGGTCAGATCACTTTCGATATGGTGCTGCAACTCACTTACCAACTTGCCACGGTTCAGAACCTTGACAATCTCAGTCTTAGTCTTAGAGTTTGCACGTTTCTTACCCATAAATTTGACTTCACAATATTTCAACATAATCCATGACACATCACGCACTGTATACCCCTCTGCCTCTTTTGCCAGAGCATAAAGAACAAGCTGCCGCCCATGATGCAGAAGATCAGCCGCTTTAAAATCTGTAGATGTTTTCCAATCGTAAATTGAAATAGTCCCATCTGCATTTTCACGAATAAGGTCAATGTAGCCCTGAATATACCTGTCCTCAGACAAAGGATAGATAATCAGTTGCTCAGTCTGGAACTTTCCCTTTGGCGGTTGGAATGTCTTACAGAAATGTTTCATGTCTGCAATCCAGTTGTTGCGGATACTGTCATTACCCTTGAAATCTTTTGGAAACTCAATCCCAAGCATATCCAAATCTAAAAGTTCTTGATTCAGAGTATCAGGGAGTTCATCAACTGTAGCCTCCCCATTAATAATTTCCTCCAGCTTGTCATGAATTTTCGTTCCAAGGACACCATAAATACCATTTACTCCTTTATCATGCTCAATGTATGACTTAAAGGTTTCGTACAAACATTCCTCAATAGTATTACACTTTGAAATACTATATACATTCTTTTCAGCATCAAATAAGGCTTGAAGTCTTGGGTCTTTATCTCGCTTTGCCATAACATCTCTCCTTACGGTTGTATTTGTTGTTATTTGAAAACAAACTCACATCTATAACCAAATAACGTGCCTTTGTATTAATTCAGTGAACGCCTCTTTACCCATATCAGATGGGCTTGCTTTACTTCCTTTTGGTAAAATCTCATTGTCCTTATCAAACACATATCCTACTTTATTCTTAAACACAGCATTATTAAGAGTCAATTTCTCAGCTTGTAAGCGTATCTGATCTTCCTCCAGTCCTTCATCATAAGCCAAAATAATCTTATTTGTCATGAGAGATTTAATATGCTTGGCCTGAACATCACTTACATCACAGCCACACGTTGCCAAGCCAATACCGCTCCCCATTGAATGAAGTTGCTGGACAAACTTTTCAGACTCACCAATTACAACTATGTTCTTTTGCTGGATTGTTTCATAATTGTGATGGTATCCATAAAGGGTAAGGCTGCGGGAACATGGAATGATCGGCAACCAGCGTTCATCTTTTGAGCATTTGCTATCGTTCAATCTCCCCATAATCCCGCACAATTTACCGTCCAATGTATATTCTGGAACAGTGATCCGCAAAGTTTCTATATCAAAACCTACATTAAAATATTCCTGTGTTTGAAAGCTAATACCATCTCGAAAGAACATGAGATTATACTTTCCTGCATACTCATCAAGAATAGAAGTATCATATGTTTGCATCGAATACTCCGGCTCTTGAATTTCTTTCATTAAGCCTTTGTAGAACCCGCCAAAAGGATACTTGACCTTTCTACTAAATTGGCTCTTTTGCAATCCAAGTTCATCCGCAATAAAGTTTAATGCTTCAGGAAATGTCATACTCTCATATTTCATCACAAGAGAATACAAATTACCATGTGCATTGATTGAAAATCCATCAAACTTTAATGTGTCAAGTTTGAGCCGCATAGCTGTGGGATTGTGACCTTCATCACGGCTGAACCTGATTTCATTTTTATGCTGCCTATATGTAATCTGTGTAAAACCCATACACTCAAGAAGGGTAATACACGCATCTACATTGTTTGTTAAGTAATTCGATAATGACAAGGCATTGACGATAATATCACCCTCCCTTCTTATCGAACTTTACTTATCCCTCAAGCCACCTATTGTCAATGTAATAGAAACCATACACAAGGCCACCAATTAGTAAAACCCAAACAATCCAAAATACAATCAACTGCCATTTAATCTCTAAGGAATCAATCGTTTCCTCTATAGAACTATTGCAGTAAAAAGTAGCATTTGAAATTGTGTTATCTGACAATACTGTGTAAATAGTTCCTTCATACTCCAAATCAGAACCATAATATACATCTCGCAAATGTGAGGTTTGATAAATGGTTGTAATGCTATGTTCCGGGAAATAGTCTATTGTTCCATATGGAAACTCTACACCAAGAAACGAAATGTTATCAACATGAAGATAATCTCTATCAATGCTATCCCAAGTCCAATAATTCTCCGTTGTAGTATAAGTTTGTGTCTTACCATTGACAGTGCGTGTTCTGGTTACTGTTCTGGTGTGCATCGTATATCGCTCAGTCACTTTTGTCATTGTGGCATACTGGCCTTCAACTTCAGGATATGATACAGAACCAACTGCTGCCAAATTGCCATGAACGAACGCATTGCCAACATTTGTTCTCATTCCATATCTGAACAATTCAGGATCATCATTGATCTGCAATGCTGTATTGTACTCTTGATATGAATTCATCAGGCTATCATTGATTTTGTCTGATAATACAATGCCAAAAATCAACATTACCGCTACAATAGCAACACTAAAGATAATTTCTCGCTTAGTAACTTTCATGCAAATATCCTTTACTCAAACAGATTTGTTGGAGCATCTGAAGAAACATTATAGTCAAGGTATTCGTACCCAATAATTTCATATCCAAGCATCCCAAGAATCTGTCGGTTCGGGAACTTCCTTACGTATTGATTATAACTCTTAACCCATTTGTTAAAGTTACTGCGATAGTTCGCAATCAGATTCTCAGTAGTCGCCAACTCATTCATCAACTCACGATAGTTTTCATTGCTCTTAAGTTCTGGATAAGCCTCTGCAACAGCCTGAATCATGGTCTGAATCTCCTGAACGCTTTCATCAGAGGAACTACCACGTGCATTAACAACATCCATCAAGGTTTGATATTCATGTTCGTCATAAGCCTGAACACAGTCAACCAAATTGGGAATCAGGTCTGCTCTACGCTTCTCTTGAACCTTAATTTCTGACTGTGCTGTGTTAATCTGTTCCTCCAACGAAATAGCCTTGTTCTGAACCCCTTGGAATGAAAAAACACACAACATCACAACAGCGATTACAACGGTTGCAACAATCAAAAGCAACTTCCAATTCTTCATTTTACACACTCCTTGTTGTATTACTTGTTATTTAACATAATTAAATCGTGATACAGTTCTGCGATTTCTTTCATTTTTTCAGGTGACATATCAGTAAATGACATTGCACCTACATAAGCATCACAGCCTATATCATTCGGATTTACCCACTGGCTGTATTTAGTACACCGAATTTTATCATCCTTGCGTCTATTACAATCAGCAGCATCACAATGAGAACATAAACAACCTACACTCATGCCGCATATTTCCCCAATTTCGCTCGAATTTTATTCATCAACTGACCAATACGCTGACGGCTAACACCAATTCTCTCCGCAATTTCAGACTGCGTAAATCCAGCAGCCAACAACTTGATAACTTCTTGCTCCTGTGGATTTGAAATTTTCTTACATAGAAAACGTATGTAATCCGTTTCTGCGGTATCTTTTTCAATGTCTACATTATCAGGAAACATATCACCAAACTCTACGACACAATCACCATCATCTGAGGCCATTCGAGTATTCATTGATACAATATTTTGAGCAGGAATAACGCTACTTGTCTTATTGTGCCTCAATACGCCATTGTACTCATTAAGCATAGTGATATATGCAAAAGTTGAGAACTGACCTTTCGTTTCATCAAACGCCATAGCTGCCTTACACAATCCAATCGCCAGAACGTCATAGTATTCTTCAAGATTGATTTTGTACTTATGAGCAGCACCATAAATGAGTTTGTGATTATCTTCTACCATTTTTTGTTGTGTACTTGTCAGATGTTCCATTGCTTTTACTCCTTATAATTTACTTGTGTTCATTAAATACAGAGCAATATCCAATCTCTTTCCAACGATTGAATCTGCCATTGAATTGATAAAGGACTTGAATTTTATCATCATCGTTTCTTGTTTTATCAAGAAATGCAACAATATATTTCTTATCTCGATCCAATGGAATTGTTTTTCGTACATTTGTATATTTACCGCTACTGTCTTTCTCCAGTTGGTATGCTTTTACATCAAACTTTTCTCCGGGGTATTCATCATCCCAAAGTGGCCTTGCATATACCATCTCAGAAAAAACTTCCTTGATTTGCTTGGCATTAGAAAGACAACTGGCATCCAAATACCGCTTGTTCAAAGTATGTAAGGCAAGTTGATAGGTACAGATCAGAGAAATGTTTTCTCGACTTGTAATCTGAAATAACTTTCGACTATGAATAAGAAGTTGCTGCCACATAGCCTCATCAATCTCATCCTCAGATTTCATCGTGTCAAACATTATTGCCTGATACCCCAACTTGGCAAGTTTCTTAATGATTCTCTTGACCTTGTTCATATCATTGTCGAACAACTTTACAAACTGAATGTTTCCATACTTCTCTTGAGATATTTTCTTGGCCTTACGCAAATATTCCCACTGTTCATCTGTGAAGTTGCCAATTTTTAACTTCTTTCTGGTTAATCCCCAATAATCAAGTTCAGTTGTCATGATATGGACAAGCAACAACTGCTTAAAATCCTTTGACCGCTGCTCATTACTGATTACTGCACACTTTACACCATCTTCCGTCATTGGCAAAATCATGTTTTCAAAGACAAAAGAAGTTTTACCAACACCACTATGTCCAGCGAACATATACATATCACCAAGAGGTGTACCAAGAGTCAAATAGTTCAGGATCGGACAATGCGCCCCATAGCTAATTCCTTGTGCAGACCCTTCATCACATTCCTTCAGAAACTTGTCATCAATCTCTAACGTTTCAACATCAATATCATGTGTATTCTTAATGCTTACACTGTTCAAAATGTAATCATAATAATCATACACTTCTTGATTAGTCATCTTTGCAAACTTTTCTACGTTGTCGATCACATTGAACCCCTTATCATGTAATGTCATTAAGGTATTCATTTTTGCAATCTTGTCATAGTAAGCATCAACGTTTTCAGGATTGACTAATGAGCAAAGTTCACTAACTGTCGCATAACCTCCAAGTTCATCAAAGTGCTTTTTGACAGTAGGCTTATTTTCAAGAAATGTGTAAATTGTAACATTGTCAAATGATCTAAACCCTTGATTATACATTTGTCGCCCAAGCGAGAAATAAAATGTACCATCTTCGGTTTTTAGCGTTTGGTCATCATTGGCATTAATTCTTTGAAAATCATCAAATAAATCTGGCTGCTTCCATAAGCAAAATACAAACGTAGCCTCTGCGCTCTCTCGACCTTTAATTAATTCCTGCGGATAATTTTTAAGACTTATTTGTATCACCATCCTTAATTGCCACTCGGAGTTCTACAATTCGACCATCTTTCAATGTCCATTGATAGCCACTGGACGATGTTTTAGTACAATCAAGACCACCAAGTAACTCTTGCACCATGTAATCACGGACAGCATTTATGGCTTCATCTGTACATTCAGTCTTGTTTTGCCATAAATTGCCCTTCTTGTTTAATGTTCCTGCATATATGCCAAAACAACCCGCACCAACATGATAATCAGCCATCAGTGGTAATTCCTAACTTCTCACAGATTTCGTCTAATGTCATGCCAGCGGCGAGTGCCTTGTT